TGATTAGTAAAACTTCTTATTAGATGATTATTATTATCCCTAATATGGATCTTAAGATGCTTAGAATCATGCGCTAATAGTGTTTCATCCATGTCGAAGGCATGAAGTACATTACGTTTACCTTCTTCAAGAAACTCTAAAAATCTTTTCATCCAACTGATATCTCTTTTTAGTATATTTATAAAACTAAAAAAGAGCAGACGGACGAGCGTCTGCTCTTGAGTTTAGTCTTTTATTTTTTATTATTGTTATTTAGTGATGAACTCCGGAGTCCATCCTTGGAATCCGTGTTGTCCTCGGTTCATAAACTTGCAATATTTTAAAGCTTGATTCTTATCAGTAAACTTATGAATCATATTTTTACTTGCTGTTTCAAAGATATAGAATATATCATCAATATGTCTGATTTCATACAGTTTCATTATTTAAATCCTTCAAACTCGTTAAGAGAAAATTTAGATTTCTTCTTATTTATAGCTTTTTCACGATCACCAAAGTTCCCTTTGTCCATTATAGGCGTGTCATCCACTAGATCTTGCGCAGAATCCTCAACATCATAAAGTTTCATTTTAATTTTATCCACACCGATCACAAATCGTTTACACTTATTAAGATCTGTATATCGATTCTTCAACTGTTTAACCATGATTTGACCTAATCCTTCAAGTTCTTCAGAAGTAATTAGAGCAAACATACTATCACAAATTGCCGGAAGTGCAAAACTTTCTGATGTAGACGTAATATCAATATCAGAATCAGAAAACCCAGATCGAGTTGTTTGAGTAGCAGACACGATTGGCACTTCAAATTCTACGGCTAGACCACGAAGTTCTTCTGCAATAGCTTTTACATATGTATAACTATTGACATTAGAACCCATCTTCAATCTAGAACTAGAACAAATATTAAGATAATCGATATAGATGATATCTGGAATAAAGTTCTTTTTTAACTTCATTTCTTGAAGCAGATGACGAAAGTTAGCAGAACCAGCAGTTGAAGTAGGATATTCTTTGATAATAAGTTTACCAGAAGTCTTACCTCTGGCTCTAAGTATCTTTTTATCAAATAGTTCTTTAGATATAGTGTCTAGTTCACCGATTGGAATATCTAGAATATTAGCATCAATACGGCGAGCAATCTCTTCCTCAGCCATTTCCATGGTAATATAAAGAACATTCTTTCCATCTAGAAGATTACCAGCGGCGGTAGAACACATGAATAATGATTTACCAACGTGTGGTCCTGCAAGAATAACGTTCAGTGTCTTTTTTGGAAAACCACCCTTAGTAATTTTATTTAGATATTCAAGTCTAAATGGAACTCGATCCTCAGTACGATGATAGTATTCAAAGCGAGGATCTGAATCATCAAAGAAATCATGCCCGATATGAGTATCAAAACTCACACCAAGAGCATCCTGTAGGATCTTTGGGATTGATCCTTTATTGTTATTTGAATCTTTATTGTCTAGGATTTGAATACTTGACATGATAGCATTATAGACTGCACGCTCTTGACAAAACTTTTCAGTCTTATCAAGCAGCCATTCCAGGTCTCTATCATCTTTTTCTGATATCTCTGAAATAACTTCCTTACATTCTTTATAGACTCGATCTTCTAGACTGAGAGAGTCTAGATCAACTTCAATAGCTTTAGCATTTGGAAACTTATTATATTTTTCAACGTAGGAGTTGATAGTTTTATAGATGACTCGATCAGAATAAGACTCAAAATAGTCCTCTTTTAGATATGGAATTACTTTTCTACCATATTCCTCATTGGTTACAAGATTTGTGAAGATCAGATTTGATAGACTCATTATCCCTCCATGGATCTATTTTAAGTATATCATTACAAAAATTTTCTGCAACTGATTGGGCATAGTAAATATTATGATCTTTTAGTTCCACACCACTAATTAATACATCATCATGATAGAACTCAATATAAAGGAATTCATTAATATCAAATATAATTGAGTGTTTTCGACCATTTTTGCTGTAAAAAGTATCAAGTATTTTGTTATTCATTTTCTTCTTCTATCATTTCACCATGAGACAAACTAAATTTATTTTTAATCCAATTAGCAAAATCAGTCGTGTCTAGAAGAGTCTTCCAGAAGTCATTATTATCAATAATATCTGCAGCACGTTTATTTGGACCTAGTTCACCAGTTTCTTTATTAAAAGTTGCATACCAACCCTGCTTTGGTTTTGTAATATAACCTGCTTCTAGAGCTAAGTCAAGGAATCCTGACCATTTATTAATGCCAGAATCAAAGTTTACTGTGATGGGAATCTTAGATTTTTCTTTTACAAATCTAGATTTTTCAACATTGATAATAAAGTGATAACCTTTAAGTTCCTTATCATCTTTATCTTGTTGACGACCAATGATCCAAATGTTATCTGCTGAATAATATACTCCCGTACCTCCACTGACTATAGTCTTACTATACATTTCTTGAGTTTGATACGTATGATTTACAACAACCATAGGAATATCTTTAAGAGTTAGATGAGGTGTGATCATGCGGAAAAGACTCTTTAATTGTTTTGCACGAGACATATCTGCTACAGAAGAACCCTTTAGAGCATCATCAACTTCTTTCTTAGAAGCAAGATTACCAACCGAATCTACTACAATCATTACTTTATCTTCACGCTTAAGTTCATTTAGTTGTTGCATGATATCAAACTTAAGTTGTTCAATGTCGGTAATAGGTGTATGAACCACTGAATCTAATGGAACACCAAATGAAGTAAAATAAGATTCTGGAGTACCAAACTCAGAATCATAAAATAAAATAATACCATCTGGGTACTTTTTGATATATGAAGCAGCCATTAGAAGACTGAAAGCAGTTTTAAAATGCTTTGATGGGGCTGCTAGAACCAATAGCCCTGGTGTAAGTCCACCATCTAATTTGCCACTTAAAGCAATATTGATTCCTGGGATCGGAGTAGTGATCATATCTTTTTTATTGTAAACTTTAGAATCAGTTAGTGTAGCAGTAAGATCAATAGTACTATTTTTAATAAGACGATCTTTAAGATTCATGATTTATTTGCCTATTTAAACTGTTATTAATTATCTAGTTCTTCTTTAAGTCTTAAAGATCGTATTTTTTATATAGTATGATACTTATATCATGGTATTCTTTTTTTGTCAACCATCAATTAGTTTATTGATCTTTACTATAAAATCGTCAATCTTTTCTACACGATCCTTACCATTCCATTTGATAAGATCTTTTTCTGGATTCTTTTTAAGATTATTAAGTAATGGTAAAATCATAGTTCTAAGTTTTTCTAGCTTTTCATATGCTGTAGCTACTTCAGCTGATAGTTCAGTAGAGTCTTCAAATGAAAATCCAAAATCGTGTTCTTCTTTCATTTTTTTTCTTTCTATTTTATAGTTTAAATCTAAAGCTTATAGTTTTTACAATATGGATCACATTCACGATATAAACCGCATGGGCATCCTCCACCATAATCATATTTTGCCATTAAAAGAATGACTCCAATGTGGAACGTTTTTCTACATCCCAACCAATAATTTCCACAATACCTTTGATTGGATCTAGAAAAGATTTGTTGAACTGAGTATCATAGTCAATATATTTTGCAAATTCAAGTTCCTCAGGTAAATCATCCGGAACTGAAATGACGTGTTCCATAAGCGGATTAGGTAGTTTTAGATAGGCAAACCTAATCTTGTCACCATCACCGATGAGTCGATATTTTGTATCAAGCCCTTGTTTCTGGATCAAGCTATTATAGAGCAAAGCGCCTTTCACATGGATTGGAGTACCTTTAGAGTAGATAGTATTCCGATCGCGGTATTTGTTCATGCCATTCATACCGCGAGGAAATGCCACATCTTCAAATGGTAATTTCATGAAGTCAGTTTTAAACTTTGCAATAAACTGATGCAGAGTTTCCTCTTCACTATTCATGATAATACTAAGACACTCTTTGATATGCACTCGACATACCTTAGGAGTAGACGATCGGACTGCCTCAATACCCTGAATTTTAAGTTGTGGTTCAGAGAACTGAACTCCCTCAATGTTCCAGGCATTTAGAATATACATCTTAGCTGCTTTCCAAATACCCTTATTAGCGATAGTCTCTCGTTTCATGAACATCTTTTTATCATAGGAATGCATGTAGTCTGCAAGTTCATCAAATGCTTTTTTGATGACATTCTGAACTTTAGTATTACAGAACTTGTCCAAAGCATCTACAATCTTAAGTGGGTCTTTTACACCCAGAAGATCGACTAATGGTTCCATATTGATATAAAGTGAGTCAGTGTCAGAAGCAATAATATAATCAACTGATTTAGTTTTCATAACGGTATTCATATAGTTATTGATATATCGTTCTGCCCACTGGATTGTAAGCTGGCCAGATGAAGTGATAGCCTCAGCCATATCAAAGTCAAACCAACGGAAATATGGATTTGATAGAGCACCATAAAAACTATTCAATTGAATTTTTTTTGCAAGCTGTAGATTATGATATCTAGCAACTTCATTAGAAAATTCTTTACGTTTCAAAGACTCTGGAGGTAAAGACTCTAGATTTTTCTTAGCATCTAGCATTTTATTTTTGTAAGTAGCACGATCATTGAACATCTTTTCCATGAGTGATGGTGCAAAGCCTTGCTTTTGTTTAGTAAACTTTACGCCATTTGCAGCATAGGAATATCCGTGGTCCTCCACAACTGCATGACCGTCAATTAATGACTTCAAAGCATGCCAATATTGTTCACGCCCAACTTTAGTCTCTGGTGATATATTATAGTGCATGATAAGATGTGGATAAAGTGAAGTCAAGTCAAATGAAACCACCCAACGATACATACCAGGCTTTATTTCCTTGACGTGACCACCCATAAGTTGTTCATCTGTTGTTTTTTTAGTAAACTGAGGAATAACGATACACCGATCAAGAAGATAGTTATGCACAATGATATCCCATGGCTTTACAGTAGCCATAGTATCATTATAATTGACCTTAGCATCATAAGCAAAAGCCATGACAAGTTCAATGAACCCAAGTTTTTCCTCAAAGCGATCAATAAGTGCTACGTCTTGGATATTGTAGTCAAAGTATAGTTCTGAATTCCTTTGATATAGATCATCAAGAGATTCATAACCCATGGACTTATAGTCCACCTTACGCTCACCAAGAACCACTTCGGCAATGTTATCAAGCTTATAGCTTTCCTCATTACCAAAAGAGAACTTCTTATATAGTTGTAGATAATCTAGAACATTGATACCAGCAGGGGTATATGTGGTATGTTCTTTACCATGGGTAACAATTTTACGTTCCTCAAGGAATCCCCATGGAGAGAGTTTCTTTGCTTGTTCTTTACCTAGAATATTTGTGATTCTATTTACGAGATATGGAATATCAAAGAACTCAATATTCCAACCAGTAATAACATCAGGTAGAAATCTACCCGACTGCCAAACGTGTAGGAATTTATCAAGCAATGTCCATTCATCTTTGCAATGGACATAAGTGATCTTGTCGGACTTAGGCTTATATGGTTTTGTACCAAATACAACCATTTCACCACGACGAGAAATAGTGATAGCAGTTACCTCTTTATCAGCAGTTTCGATATTCGGAAATCCGCTATCACTTCTTGTCTCAATATCAAGAGAGATAATATTGATTTTAGATGAGTCGTAGTTCAGTTCACCACGAAAAGTATCATAGATATAAAGATATGGAAAGTTATTGAGACCATAAATCTCCATATTATCCACATTCTCATATTTCTTGAGAAAGTCACGGGCGTCTGAAATAGAGTCAAACTCTAGTTTTTCTACTGGTTTACCATCTAGAGTTCGAAACTCCGTACTTGATTCTCTGTGAGCTGGAATGAATAGATATGGCTTGTATTTTACTACTTCTGAAAAGCGTCGTCCTTCACGATAACCACGAACAAATACATTATCACCTCGGTTGAAAACACTTGTGTAGAAATAACTCATTCATCACTCCAATAACAACCAAATTGTATTATATTATAGAGTATTGAAAATGTCAACCTAATAAAGACATGCCTTGCTGAAATAAATGAGTCCGTTCTTCAAGACCATTAGTACCACCATTGATTTTTTTAGTGACGGTTACCACATCTTGAAGATCGGACCAATGATTTAGATTATTAGTTGTCCAGAACCAAGCAGCCGAATCAACTGCACCTTCTGGAGTAATTAAATAATCCACTACTTCATCAAGCCCCATTCCAATATAATTTGCAAAAGCTGAATAGTTGGATTTTCCGGTTAGTTGAATTGCTCCTTTCCCAGAATATCTATAACCATCACCAGAGCTTTCTGGTCCATTACCCATGCGATTTGCATAGACTCTATTTGCAATCTTTTCTGGATTACGAGCATAATCGTTAGGATTTACATCTCTGAAATACTTTGGAAATACAACAGTAAGTCTTTCGGCTCTATAGTTTAGATTCTCTTGAACTACACTAAGACCTCCTGATTCATGACCTACTTGCGCCAAAAACATAGCAACTCTTTCTGAAGTATTAATCTCATATTTTTCACAAACATTAATAAGCGGATCTACATATTTCTCCAAAACATCTACTCTAGTTCTAGAGAATAGTTGCTGAAGTAACTCCAATGTAATCATAGGAAATCTCCTGATAAAAAAAATAAAGGGGCAACAAGTGCCCCTTTATTTAGAGTATATGCGGAGATTGTTTTGATTCAATCTCACGACGAAGTAGTTTAGCTTCACGATTATCTTCTTGAGGTTTTTTATTTACAGCCTCAGCTAAGATATAAAAAAGTTCAAATAGTTTATAAATCATCTTAGTACCTCCCATCAGCTTTTCTATATGCTTTAATAGCATAATATTCAATATCTGATCGAGATAAACCAATATCCATCAGTTGACAGTCTGATAGTCGTCCTAGATCATTTTTTACAGCAAAGTATGAATTAATAGCAAAGAGTCGCTTTTTCAAACGACTCCAAATGTTTTTCACCATGATTTTTCTTCTTTATTTCTTTTATTTTACTTCAATCTTTTTCACATTTGATTGTGAAACTAGATGATCCATCCATATACGAAGCATTCCATTGATGAGTTCAGCACTCTGAATCTCTACATTGTCAGCAACTGTAAATGCTCGTGTGAAGTTCCTACCTGCAATACCCTGGTACAGGTACTCAGTCTTATCAGACTTTTCCTCCGTATTTACTACAGTATTGCCCTTAATCAGTAACTTATTATCTTCAAGCGTGATTTCGATATCTTGCTTAGAGAATCCAGCAACTGCCATTTCGATGACATATTTGTTATCATCTATTTTTTTAAGATTGTATGGTGGGAAGGTGGATATAGCGGTATTGGCAAAAAAAGCCGCGCCATCAGCCATCTTTTTAAAGATCTGGTCCGCACCTACAAAATAGCGGTCCATATTTGAAGTATCAAAGTTATAAGTTTTCCAAAGTGTCATAATGACCTCCTGAATAGCAAGGTTAAAGTATATTGAGTCCCATCAGGCAACTCAAGTGTATTTATACAACATATAGTGTTTTAAGTCAATCAAAAAGATCAACTCAGTGATATTTATTTTGTTCCTTTTCTTCTGTAGTTACATATACACTATTTTCTTCTGGATCAAAAATATAAAGCGGCGTCAATCCAGCTTCTTTATATTGCGTACCAATTGATAATAAATAAGCATAAGAGGATGCATATTTAAAATTTTTTGATGCCATCTTGACAAGATCTTCCTCTAAAATATACATCTTAACCTCTCTTTAGGGCTGAACAATGTTTGGATTATTAGGTGGAAGTAAAATAATAGTCTTTATTATTATAGGTATGACTTTAATAGGTTCAATATTTGGTATTTATTATACTTGGAAAAGAGATATAGAACGTCAAGCATTGATGGAATTTAATCAGAAACAGATGGAACAATCTTTAAAGGATCAACAAGAGTTTCTGAAAAAACAAGAACGAATATCTAGAGCACAACAAGAAGCAACCAAAGATCTTCTAGAAGAGAATCAAAAGATTAATAGACAACTTGGCTCAGTATCAACATATCTAAACTCCGCTGATGCCAAGAAAAGCGATAGACCAGCATCTGATATTCTTAAGAATACTATTGAGGAACTTAAAAAAGCATCGGAGCAATCCAAATGAAATATATTATACCATTAGTTCTATTATTGAGTGCTTGTTCCTCAGAACCAACACAGCAATTTATTACTACACAAAAGCAAGTAGTAGTTTTACCAGATGAAAAATTGTATAAGTGCCCTATTGTAGCATATTTTCCAGACTCAAAAAGCCTCACAGACATTCAAGTTGCAAGGCTTTTGATTCAACTTCATAAAAATAATCTAGAGTGTAAAAATAGCTTAACGGCCATTAAAGCCTTTTTAGATAAGGCTAAAATGACCGCTGAAGCTAGTACTGATTCAGATTAAGCAACATTCGTATTCATGTGTTTCCAAGAGGCTAAAGTGATCCACTTCCAGTTATTGTAATAACCCATGATCCATCTAGAAGTGATAGTATCATAACGGGTAATCATCTTAACACTGTTCATATCAACCAGCTACCAGATCAATGATAGGTTTACCTACAAGATTTGCATTAGTCAAGTCACGTAGAAACGTGTGAGCGGCATTAAAAGATTTAAATTTAACTGACTTCTCTACAACATAACCATGATCTGGCGATTTTCGATCATTAATCTTTTGTGTGAAGGTTACAACAAAATAATTGGGTTTGGTAGACATAAAAGTATCCCCTTTTTATCTTTTAGATATCATAACATAAACTTACTTAAAGTCAATAATTATTTATCATGGGCGACGACTTCTTGCACCCATAGTTTTAATATCCATCCCATCAGTTACATATACAAGACCACCTTTGTTGTAGGCCATATCAATACGCTTAGCTTTTTCAAGGATCTTACGCTGCACCGCTTCGGATTCCTTGTATAGATTAGCCATAATAGATTTGTTACGCCCACCATCCACAATCGTATTAGATAGGTGTACCTTCTCTGTCTTATAAGAAGGAAAAGTATTCTTAGCTTTTGGTTTGTGCTTCAGTTGATCTGGATGTACACTATTCTTCTTAAGCCATGCCTCATGCTCTGCTTTTGCTTGAAGTTGCTTCTCAGAAGGTTTAGTCTTAGTTGAACCTATATTATTGATAAAAGGCTTCAACAGTTGCATCTTTTAGCTCCACTTTAATATTAGGTACGTATTAACGAAGCCATCTATAGTAAGAATGACCATGGTGACGCTGATAGTAGTGTGGACGAGGATTGTACACATGACGTGGAATATAGACCGGCGACGAATATACTACCGGGGGTGGTACATAAACTTGACTATACGGATAATAACCTTGAGTGTCATAAGGTATGACAGCGCAAGCAGGAAGCAAACAAACTGAACCTAGTACAATAAGCTTTTTGAGCATCGTAGTATTATCCTCTATAAGTTGGTATTATATTATATTATATATACCAATCTGGGATTCTAGTAGCGTTTAGGATCAAAGAAAACCGCATTCAGAAATATTTTTTCCAGAACAGTCTGAATGTGAGCGTCGAGAATAGTTCTATCTTCATATGCTTCGTTAGTGATACCAACTTTATGCGCTATAGCCCAAGCTGCAGCTCCAGTAGTTACATCGCAAATCTGCTTATTGCGGCTAGTCATAAATTCTGCAATAGTAGCTCTCCAACGAATAACAGTAGTATTAGGAATTTTGGTCATTTGGAGCAGTCCTTTGTTGCCGATAAAGAGATAGATCTAGCGGGAGACCCGAGCAGTGCCGGTAACTCGAGCGTTTTCGCCGACCCAGGCATTGCCGGAGACCGTAGCGTTGTCGCCAATCCAGGCGTTGTCGGTAACTCGAGCGTTGCCAGTGACTCGAGCAGTGCCGGAGACCCGAGCAGTGCCGGAAACTGTAGCGTTGCCGGTGACCCGAGCAGTGCCGGAGACCGTAGCGTTGTCGCCAATCCAGGCGTTGTCGGAGACCCAGGCATTGCCGGAGACCGTAGCGTTGTCGACGACCCGAGCGTTTGGACCAACATAAGCGCTGGTACTAACCGTAGCCGTATCAGCGACCCAACCACCACCGTACACGTGTTGATGCGCTGGAACGCCAAAATTTAAACCGCTGCGGTTTGTGGGGAAGTCGGTCATTTTTGTTTCCTTCATCATAGTCCCTTTATATCACCACACGCTTTAAAAGTCAATGGTAAGGATAT